AAGGGGCAGTTGATAGGCTTGTTGCTCGTCAAAGGATTAAGAACTTCGAGTATGATGCGGTAAAGTATTCAAGGCAACGCAAAGGGCCGAGCCAGTTGTCGGGTGCGGAAGATTACCAGAGCAATTACGACCGAGTAGAGTTGATGAAAAGGGCGAGGGACTTGGCAGAGAATGTCGGCCTTGTCCGCTCCATCCTAATGAAGTTCGCCAGCCATACCGCCGCCAACATTTCCTACCAAGCCAGAACCGAGAACCCCGAAGTCAATACCGATGTTGAGATGTATTGGGCAGAGTGGTTCGATAAATGCGACATCACCACAAGACATACTGGCTCAACACTTATGCAAGTGGCGATGATGTCGATGTTGCGAGATGGTGATTTTCTTTTCGTTCTAGTCCGAGATTCGGATGGCAACTTAAAAATACAAGGCATTGAGGGTGATAGACTTGGCGACCCATTCAAAGTCTATACTAGCTCCGAGTTAATTGGTGGAATCCATATCGATCAAAAGACTGGCTCGCCCACGGCCTACGACATTTACAGCCGAAGCATTGGCGATATGTACACCTATCAAGTAACGATTCCAGCAAGCCAAGGCTTTCATTTATTCGACCCACTCCGCATCGATCAGTACCGAGGAATCTCTGCTTTCCACACCGCAATCAATGATGCAACGGATATTCACGAAATCGTAGGCTTCGAGAAGATGTCGGCCAAGGTTGCTTCTAGCCAGAGTGCAATTATAAAGAGGAATAACAACAATGCCTCGGATCTCTCCTCGCTGACAAACGACCAAGACATTAACGGAAGCCCAATCAAGCTAGAAGCGATTGAGTCTGGGAAAATCTCCTACCTAGAACCGGGTGAGGACATTGTGTTCCCAGATGGGCCGAGCCGTCCCTCTGGTGCATTCGCCGAGTTCCACAAGATTCTACTCCGCAACATTTGCTTGGGCGTGGGCATCCCTTACAGCTTCGCCGTAGACCCTTCCGCTATGAGTGGCCCGACAGCCCGCCTTGAGATGCAACAAGCTGGACGCACCTTCCGCAGATACCAGAAGCTCCTAGATGATAAAGTTCTTCGACCAATTAAGAACATCGTTATTGCCGATGGCGTAGCAAGGGGATTGATCGAGAACAATGTAGGAAGCAGAACGACTAGGGGCATTTTCAATTTCGGGGCGAATGTATCTATTGATTTAGGCAGAGAATCCGCTTCCGCAATCTCCGAGTTCAAGACTGGACTCCGAACCGCCGCCGACATCTACGCAGAGCGAGGCCAAGACTTTGAAAGCTCTATGAGGCAGAGGGCGATTGAGGCTAAACTAATTAAGGATTTGTCGGAGAAGTACGGAGTAGACCCAGAGACGATTTCCGATATTGTTCCACCAAAACCCACCCAGACCAAACCCGAAGCACCCTCGGTTAATCCAGTTATTCCCGCAAAGGATAGCCCAGAAAGTGACGAGGACATAGGAGGAGATCAAAAAACAATTCCAGAAGACCCCATCGAACCATCGTCAGAAGAATTGCAAAAAGAAGATAGAGAAATTGAACTTCCAATAGACGAATCAGAAGTAGAATTACCTACTCAAAAAAAAAGTAAAGAGTTAGAGGATTGCGGAACTGGGGCGGGGGGCTTTAAGCCGGGGAATACTTGTTCTGGCGGTGGCGATGGAGGGGAAGTAAGCACAACCAAACCATCAATTAAAAATGCAAAGATTGAGATTGCACCAGAAGTTCTGCCCGGCCAAAAATGGGGAGATAATGGGCAAGAATTTACAGATGATGGAAGAGGGGTCAGAGCAAAAATAGGAGAATTTACAATAACTGATGCCGAGGGGCCGCTACAAAAAGGAGCACCGGGAGCAGTAAAAAGATTAGGAAAGAAAACCAAAGCAGACCTAGAAAAAGCATTGTCTGACCCAGAGACGGTTGATGCTATGCGAGCCGCCGGAATAAATAATATAGAGGTTAGGGGTACATCAAAAACCCCGAATGGATTTACATATTATGGAGCACACAATAAAAATAATCTTATTATTCATACCAAAACATCAGAAACAATAGCCGCTTCAAACGATGAATATAGAGTCAAACACGGTTTTAATAGGCTGATAAATCACGAAATAGGACACGGAATATGGGATGGTGCAAAGGATGAAACTAAAGGAAACTTTGCTCAAGCAATCAAGGCAAATCCAAAGGTAATCGAAGAAGTCGCCAAACGAACAAGAACAAAATACTCGATAGGTGAGGTATGGGATGAAACAACCGCAGATCGCACAGTAACAGAAAGTTTTGCCGAACTTAATGGAATGAAAAGATTTGATAAAGAAGGATATTCAAAACTTCCACAAACCATTAAAGATTCGATTGAAGCAGTAGAGAAAGAGGCGAAAGAATTGAGGGCTAGTTTGGCTAAAAGGGGCAGAATAGGGCCAGTTAAAAAGACATTCAAAAGCCTAGATTGCGGAACTGGTGCGGGAGGATTTAAAGAGGGAAATACTTGTTCGAGTGGAGGGGATGGGGGGGCAGAAACAATCCAGCAAAGAGCCTCAAGGATAGCAAAAGATATTGGCGGAAGGGTTGTGGGGTCTGCTTCTAGGGAGGGGGGAAAACCAAGAGATATTGATATTTTACTAAAAGAATCAGAAATTCCGCAAGCAATAGACAAGTTGAAAAAGCAAGGCTATGAAAATTATGGAAACCAACTTGTTTCACCCGAAGAGGCAAAGGCATCCGGGAAGAGCTTTACTGGTAATTGGTCAAGACTTTGGAGAATGAAAAAAGGTAATGATAAGATAGACCTGTGGCATTCTGACGAAGGAATTTTAGTTCCAGAGAAAAAATTACAAGCCGTTTTAGAAAGCCTAGACCCCGCATCTATTAAGATGCTGATTCAAGGGATGATGGGCGGCATTGAGTTAGGCAAATACGATGGGATTGATTTTACCCCACCGCAAGGGGCTAGAGATGCCGCCAAACGAGCCTTGGATATTAGGGAGACGAAACCATCCAGCCAAAGGGGAATGACCCCGGTAGGCATAGCCAGAGCTAGGGATTTGCAGAATGGCGTTAAGATGTCGCCCGACACAGTTCGCAGAATGAAAGCATTTTTCGATAGACACGAAGTAGATAAGAAGGGTGCAACTTGGGATGAGCAAGGCAAGGGCTGGCAAGCGTGGAACGGATGGGGTGGCGATGCTGGCTATGCTTGGGCAAGGAAAGTAGTTGGGCAAATGGAAGCTAGGGACAAGAAGGAATTGGCAGAACCAGCCTCTTGCCCAATCGCAACTCAAGACATCAAAACCAATCTAGCCAATAGGCAGACAGCGGTGGACGATGCGAACTACGGCCCAGCCAATCCGAACGAGCCAAACGAGGGCTATTGGAAAGCCAAGGCAGACGAGTTCCAAGGCGATGTAGCAACGGCAAAGAAGATGCTTTGTGGTAATTGTGCGGCCTTCGATCAGAGGAGCAAGGTTCTTGGGTGCATTAAGAAGGGAATTGGAGAGGATGCAAACGAAGTAGCCATTGGTGGCGATCTGGGTTACTGCGAGATATTTGATTTTAAGTGTGCGGCCAAAAGGACTTGTGACGCTTGGATTGTGGGCGGGCCGATTACAGATAAGAAGGAAGAACTAGCCCGACCAGTCTCTCAAACTCCCGCTCCTCCTAAAGAGAGAATCAAAGGCTCAAAGGAAAACCCAGAAGGCACAGCATCCACTAGAAGCAAAGCTGGTGACATTGAGATTTCAGCCGAGAACGAGGAGGCATTGAAGAACAAGATTGCCGAGTTCAAGGACAAGCACCCATCAAGGAAAGCCCCTACCCTTGGAGCATTGAAGAAAGTGTTTCGTAGGGGGGCGGGTGCGTTCTCTACCAGCTTTAGGCCAACGATTACCGGGGGAAAGCCCAACTCACGCAACGCTTGGGCGATGGCAAGGGTGAACAAGTTCTTGAAGATGGCTGGTGGGGGTGAGGTCAAGAAGTCATACCGAGCGGCAGACGGCGACCTTCTTTGACACTAACTCGATGCTTTATGCCCCTGCCCATTCCCTCCGCTGACGAATCAGAGCAAGACTTTGTTTCCCGCTTTATGGGAGACGAGCAAGCTGTAATCGACTTTCCAGACGAAAGCCAGCGTTCAGCCGTAGCATATTCGACATACCGGGATGAGGAGATGGACGAAATGGAGCTAGGCGGGGTGAGCATTTTGGAGGTGGGAGAGGCTAAAGGACACGACCTTTTCGTGGATAAAACAAGCCTAGAGACTGCCCTCAAACTTATGGGTAAGGCAAAGAACGGCGTGAAGGTGAAGATGAACCACGGAAGCGGATTAGACGCAGTAGTGGGCTTTGCTAGAAACCCCCGCATCGAAGGGGACAAGCTAGTGGCCGACCTCCGATTGCTCCGCAACTCGCCCCACTACGGATTGATTAAAGAGATGGCCTCCGAAGCCCCTGACCAGTTCGGCGTTTCCCTAGCCTTTGTGAATGAGTCCGAGACGATTGATGGCAAGGATTACATTCGACCCCAGAGCATCGCCTCTGCTGATTTAGTTTCCTCCCCTGCGGCCACAAATGGCCTCTTTGAAGAAATGGTAAAGTTTATGGAAAAGCTGGGATATGTAAGCG